TGTTCACTCATTCTGAATGTCATTATGCAAGCCTCACAATATAGTTAAATGCGATGTTTTTTACGGTGTTTTCTTCGTTACCCGTAGCGTTAACGGTGATGGTGTGTCCGTGGGGACCAATAATGACAGAATGGGCATGAGCACCAATGCCGATAGTGTGGTTATGGGCACCGATATATACATTGTGAGCATGCTCGCCTGCGCTCGACGTGGTACCAGTACCTAACGCAGCGTTAAAACCGGCTGATACACCATTCCCCGCGCCAGTGTGACCAACAGGTATATTGTGTGAATGATTTCCAGCGCTATTCGTAGTTTTTGTGCCGTAATCAAATGAACTGGTCGTTTTAGTACCGTAATCAAACGACGATGTGGTTTTCGTCCCCAAATCCGTACTGGATGCGCTGGCGCTGTGGGTGTGCGATTTAATGCCGTCCTGTTCCTGAGACAATACGGCACGACCACTGCCGGGCTTGCCCTTAATCGTCCAGCCACGCATATCAGGAATAACGCCTGACGGATAAGCNCTGCAAGTTTCGGGTATGCAGATTTGTCAAAAGTCTGCCCCTGCATCAGGGCATAACCAGACGGAACGGTATCTGATGGCCACGGGATTGGTGCGCCGACTGGGTAGCTTTCTGGTGGAAGATTTTTCGAGGTATAAACTTCTGCCCAGTCTTCCTCAAAACCATAACCGTCTCTTGAAGAACGGTAGAACAGACCACCATTTCTGTAATGCGCCTTCATCTGCAAGGTCGGGCAACTTCCGACTCCGGTATAGAAGTTAACCAGAATATAGCTGTCGGCAGAGCGAATGACATTGTAAGCGCCTGATTCGGCATTCCAGGGAACGCCCCCATCCGCATCGGCATACGTATCCGTTGCTCTTCTGGCAAAAGCAGCAACATGCGCAGCGGTTAAAGTGATATCAGTAGAACCATCAAACGAGACGCCATTGATAGTACATGCTGTCTGCAACTTGGTCGCTGTAGCCGCATTACCAGAGGTGTCCTGATCCCCTTTGGCATTGACGCCGGGAATTGAATCTTTTGACGTATAGACCTGCGCCCATTCAGACCAGTTGGCAGAATCAGTATCACGCCGCGAACGGATATGTACGGGCGCATGGTCACCGCTCGTGCCACTCCAGCCAATGAATAACTCACCTTCGCCAGCAGCGGTGGCACCTTTAAGGTGAAGCACATTGCCATAGGGGGAAGGGTAGCCATTGTTGTATGCCTCATACAGCTGAATCCCGGATGTTCCCTGTGCATTCGCCTCTAGGGCCGTTACGCGACCGCGAGATACCAGAGTATTGATATTAATGTCAGCCGAACCATCGAATCTGACGCCATTAATGTTTATGGCTGTTTTTAATTTCGTCGCGGTGTCGGCGTTCCCTGTCAGCGCCCCGGTGATCCCACCGTTGAAAGTCTGGCGTGCACTCCATTTGTTAGCCGTGCTCAACAGGGGGATCTTTTCACCGCTTGTGCCAAGTTCTCTTAAATCAAGGTATTGGATAACAGCAAGGACGCTTGTTTTGGCCAGAATATCGCGACCGACTGACGTTAAGTCAGTCTGAGAAATAGTGTCTGTACCGGTAAAGTACGGCAATTTATTTGCGCCTGTAGCAAGACCAGCAAGCGCGGTTAAAGTTGCATCCAGAGGCTGTTTGCCTGCCAGCGCATTTGTCATTGTTGTCGCAAAGTTCGGGTCATTACCAAGTGCTGCGGCAAGCTCATTCAGGGTATCAAGAGCTTCTGGTGATGAACCAACCAATGCGGATATGGCAGCTCTTACATAAGCGGTCGTAGCAATCTGCGTGTTATTCGTACCCTGTGCAGCGGTAGGCGCAGTAGGTATTCCCGTTAATGCAGGACTTGCTAAAGGAGCTTTAAGAGCCAGAGCATTGTTGATAGTTGTGCTGAAATTCGGGTCGTTATTGATCGCAGCAGCTATTTCTTTAAGCGTATCCAGTGTGCCAGGTGCACCGTTGATAAGTGCCGTTATAGCTGCCTTAACAAAGGCTGTATTTGCGATCTGCGTGCTATTTGTACCTTGCGCTGCCGTCGGCGCGGTTGGCGTTCCTGTCAGACTCGGGCTTTCTATTGGCGCTTTGGTATCAGCAAGATCTTTTACAGACTTAACGGCTTTAGGGGTAGCCGCCATTGTTTCGCTGTCGCTGTTAGTTTCGCTACTGAGCTGAACTAATCCCTTTTGCGTTGTGCTTGCATCCTGCGCCGTATACTTACTGTTCGCCAGATCGTAGGCTTTTTTAACTGCCAGCGAACTTGCAGCAACATCACTTCTGCTACTGGTTACAGAGTCTGAAATATCAATGCCGATCGTGCGGTTAATACGCTCGGATGTATCAATCATCTCCTGGGTAATGGCTGATACTCCAGCAGGGATATTCACCGTACAAACAAGCAGCTCCCCATCTCCTAACTGATATGAATCGGTATAGGTTCTGGTAACAAATTCAGCCGCATGAATATGTGACGCGGTATTAACCTGATAGGTATCCTCTCCAAGGAGGTATCTTCCCTTCAGCACAATTGCATATTTCTTGCCTGCACTAAGTGCAAGAGGAATATCCGTACGTTGCTGAATAGTTACCTGGTAGAATTCACCAATATCCACTGACGCTGCGCCAGCAGTTTTATCACCATCCACAGAGGTGATTAACAGGTTCATCCCACCGCCAGGCTTAGGTAAGAAACCGGCATAAAATCCCGGGTCAACAATCCCCCTGAATTTTCGGTTTAGCGCGGCTGACAGATATGGTTCGTGGTATTGCACATCAGCCACCAGAGCCAACGACTCGGGTGATGGGTAAGTAACTGATGTAACAACTGTAACGTCATTCATCAAGCATATCCTTATGCTGTTGTCGTGTTTATGGCCATAACTGCGGTATATGTTTTGCCCACATACAACGAGTCTTCCTGGACACAAATAATGGCGATTGGCTTGTTCTCGTTATCCAGAACAACCAGAGTGTTGAATGGGTAGTTTTTCCCTTCCTGCAACTGGCTTTGATCAAGGTCCATTCGGACAGTAATTATCCCACCTGAGTAGGTTGGCACGAGGTTGATGGTACAAAATTGGCTGGTCAGTTCTGCCAGATCGAAAGCCTTTGGCAGTTCTCCAATCTCATAAGTGCCATCTCCTTTCTTAGTAACCAGAGAACTGGTACCGAAAACGGCCTTGCTGATTAAAAATCGAGAGCCTTTGTTAATGGACGATTCAGCGCGCCGCTGATAGTAATAGTCCAACAACTGACTCTTATAGAGGTTTGTTGAGACGTCAGACATGATTTTCCCTAATCACTGTTGTGAAGCCTCATTGTAAGAGAAGTAACTTGTCACCCCGCCCTGCGGACGGGGTGATTGTCAGGCGTCGCTATCCAGCAACAAATCATCTGCGCGGGTGCGATCAAACGTAGGTGTCGCTTTCACAATAGTGCCACCAGGCGTTGCGGTGATCGGGGCGCTAATCGACGTAACTCCAGTAAGCGAAGTTGTATCCGAAGTTTCAAACCAGCAGAATGCTTTTTCGGTATCAGAAATCTCGTTCAAAGTGATCATGTCGGCCTGTTCATTTACAACAACCGACAAATAGAGCGTAAGCCCATCAAACACTATATGCAGTGGCAGTAGAGGCTTTACGAACTGATTAAACTTTCTGAGAATTTCTTCTGTAATTGCGGACTGATCTATCGTGCCAGTAATACCCATTGTCCGGGCCAGGTCGTTTATGGGAATACTGATCATCCCTCTGGAAGTCAGAAACATCTCGCCGAATGTGCCGCCGGTAGTCTCCAATGTGCTTTCTGGTATTAGAACTGTGCCATAGGGATGACGCTCAAGGTCCACCGGTGCATATATCGGATCCCATAAAACAGAAATACCGTTAAATTCGCGGTAAATTGTCTGGTTTATAGGACGTTCAGTTCCCTTAAAGTGGATCTCATCAAGCCGCTGTTGTAACAACATCGGAACGGAAGATGAGTCCGAGGTTCTGATAGTAAAGAACTGGCCAAGTTCATTTGTCCTGGTCTCCAGATCCTCCTTGCTCATGGAGAAAATAGACTTCCGGTTGGTAATTCGCTCCAACCATGGGTCAACAAAGGTGTCCATCATTGACTGAACCAAATCAGCCAATGATTTATAGAGCAATGACTTTTGCTTAGCTGATGTAAGCCGGTTATTAAACCAGGAACGCTGCATCACTCCTCCTCATACGAAATATTAAAGGTGGAGTTTTCTGTATCCAGATAAACGAAATCGTAAAAGCCGTTGGACTCATTCCACTCGACAAATTCCAGATAAAAGTCGCGGAAATAACCCAGCGTTTCGATAAACGCCCAAACGTCTTTTTTCTTAATCAGGATGTACTTCCCGACGCGGTTCGGATCAAAGAAAGTTGAGTCGCGCCCAAATTTTGTTTCCAGTGCCGACTTCAGCTCATCGGTCACATTCTCAATGGTCAGGCTTGCCGATATCCGCCCAGTGATGGTGATCTTAAAGGGGAGTTTTCTGACCTCTTTATACGAGAATTTCTTGTTCAACTCATTCGGCACCTTCTTAAAGGCAGCCAGGATCATTTCTTCAAGCTCTGACTGGCTTTTGTTTGGATGCCATCCTGAAATAAATATCTTATTGATATTCCGAACATTATAAGCACCATCTAATTTCTCTTGCTGGCCTTCGCCCCATGCCTTTACCCAGGACAGTCCCGGGATGTTACGCACCAGAAAATACGTATAGTCCCCGCCCCATACGACCTGATCATCATAGGCAAGGTAATATTGTGCACGATTACGTGTGATCTCCGTTGTTTCGGCATCGGTACCTGCGGTTATGGGTGTCGTTGTCTTAACTGAAATCAAATTAGCTAAATTAGCCGCAGAATCGACAGGCGTCAGATTTTGGCCAGCAACCAGGGTTATATCTCCGTTGGTGCACCATACCTTAAGTGTAATGGTCGAGCCTTCTGGCGGTATTTGCCCAATTAGCCCATCACCGAATCGAACCCCCAACTGCTCGGATGGCTTATAAAACTCAACGTAGACCTGGCTTTTACTACCGGCTAACCGGAACATAGTGCTGGAAGACCACTGCGTGGTCTTACCATCGGTCGTCACGAATACTTCCAGCTTATAGCAGACAGCAGTGAGAGCCTTTGATAACACGACTTCCAGAAATTCTTTGGCTGCCGTAACGGTATATGTCACCTCCTGGATTTCCAACTGTGCCACTTCTACCGTACCGGTGCCGTCAACCAACCTGCATACATCCATAGTCATGTAAGGGTACTGGTCGTCAGATATTAAAGGCATGTTTTTGGGGATTACCGCTGGGGCATCTTCACTTGTGGCGGTGATCTCAATCATCCCCGATGACGGTGTTGGCTTGGTACCAACGTAACTATTCGTTTCTGCCGCTGCCAGGATAGAGGAACGCCGCGTCGCGGTCGATATAAAGCCTTCAGCCAGCGCCGCATCGGCATACTGAAAGCACCTGTAGACAATCTGGGTAATAAACAATGTCAGCATCGAGACAAATTGAGAGCCGACAAACTTCGACCAGAATGAATCTTTCTCGACAAGCTCTTCAAACTCTGCACGAATACTGTCTTTAGTCGGTGTTGTTTTACTCATAGCACCACGTCCTGTGTGATAGTTATATCCCTGATACGGATGGATATTTTCAACTTATCAAAAGCATCTCCCTCGGCTACTGACAAGCCAGAAATCGGTATGTCAGGTAAATCTACCGTCAGTTTTTGCAACAGCATTGCCTCAACCGCAATTTGAACATGCGACAAGTTGGTCGGTTCGTGTTTAAACTGCGGTAAAACATTGCCCCATGACGGATCTCCGTATACCTCACCCTGATAAGTGTTTAGCCACTCATATAAACGAGCGCCCCAGGCCTCCTCCTGGGACTCATACGTTTTTACGCCGGATAACTCCAGCGTCAGCAAAGGATCAATTTCGTTATTGTTGGCCATCAATCAACTCTCGCGTAGTCATTCATCAACGGATCATCAATTGACAGTGGTACCGTGCGCATAACGCCCGGCTGAGGCGTGCTGACCTTTACGACAGTTCCCTGGCCTTTCGCCGAGTCTTTGGTGTGCTCTTCAATCCTAGCGAGCAATGAGGTCATCTGCGCAAACAGCCGCTTCGTTTCACCATCAAGTGAAACGGTATTATCAGCCAACTGCATTGTCGGCTTGGCACCGGAGCCGCCAAGGTCACTAATAACCTGCCCGTCTATCTGCATACGACCGGTTGGTTGCTGCAAATCGTTGGCGGCAGTCGTCACCTGGGACGTGGAGGCTGGTTGAGGAGAATTATTTGAGCGCATTCCCCGGGCATTAATGAGTTTGTCATACAGTCCATCAATCCCCATTTGTGCGCCGAGCTGGTCAAAGTAACTTGAGTTGTTGGCCACCGGACGTGCCTCTTCAACTGGCATCGGAGTATCAACATACACATTGCCAGCTGCTGTTGCGGTCCCCTTCCCTCGTGCACGTTCTTCGAGCGTTCCCTGAACGACTTCCCGACGCATACCCCGGCCATTCATGAATTTGTTGACCAGATCGTTAACGCCAACAGCATTGCCAATTTTGTCTACCAGACCGCCTTTCTCAAACGGGCTATCACCAGGGGTAAACGCCAGGCCAGTAGACTGATCGATAACAGCGTTATCAGGCAGTGGTCCCCTCACTCCATATTGCGCCCCACCCTGTGCTCCTGCTCCAGGTGTATAGATTTCACCACCTAAATAGCGAGCACGATGAGTATTGACCTTGATCGCGTACTCACGGTTTTCTTTCGATAAGTCACCTGTGCCTTTTTTCCACTTATTGATAGTGCCAAACCCAGCGTTATATGCAGTGATGGCCTCGTTTAAGTCTCCATTGGCTTGCTTCAGATACTTGCTCATGAGAAGAGCCGCAGCTTCTGCCGATTTTTCCGGATTAAAAGAATCTTCCCGGGATAATCCAGTTTCCTCACGAGCAACGCTCGTAAACTGGAACATTCCGAGAGCGCCACCACTTAGCTTTCCATTTGGTGATCTTGTAAGCGTAGATTTTGCGTTAGGATCACCACCAGATTCAGTTGCAGCGATCGCGTAAAGAGTACCTTCAGGAAGGCCATATTTATTCTCTAGTTCAGCAAAATACGGAGCCAACTTATCGAGATTTGCCTTACCTTCAGCGCCAAGGCTTCCGACTTTTACATCTAAGTTGCCATTGTTGTAGGTATCCGCAGCTTTCTGAATGTCATTCCTGGTGCCAGTAGTATTAAGCGACGATGATGATGAGCTATTTTGACCAATAGCATTATCAATTTTCTGCAACGCGCGATTGCCCGTTTCTACGGCATTTGCATTGATAATCTGATTGGCAGTTTCTTTAACTGTTTTATTGCTATCTTTCGCCGTATCTAGGGATGCATTTACAACACGAGTGACAATATTAGCCTTTTTAGGGGTATATTCAGTCTTAGGAGCATTGTCCTCCTGACTTTCTTTAGCTGGTGTTTTTAATTCAGGTGTAACCTCTTTCGCATCCGCTTTGTTGACTAGCTTTGATGCAACCCAGGCCACAGGGGTGCTCTGAACAGCGGCATCTGCAACCTCACCTGAAAGCTCTTTTGCGGCACTCCATAGATTACTGCCAGCCTCTTTAATGTATTTCCCAGGATTCTTAATGAAATCAATTGCACTATCAATTGCATCACTGAAAACCTGTTTCAGGTTATCGACAGTAAAGAAGTTTTTGATGGCGTCTAATTTTTCGTTCAGATTCTTTGTGGTGTCACTGAACCATGCAGAAATAGCATCACCAATCTTTGCTGTATAATCATCGAACTTGGTAGAAATGGTGTCGCCAAGATTAGAAATATATGTTTCTAAGTTGGTAACCCCGCTATCAATGGCCTGGGCAATACTTTCCGTCGAAAATGATTGCAACATATTGCCGATATCCTCAAATCCAAGTGATTTGAGAACCTCACCAATGGCGCTGCTAATACCAGATACCAGTCCCCCCATATCAAGAACATTAGCTAACGTATAAGCGGCTTTTTGCTGGAATGATGGATCTTGTCCTGATTTAAGCCCAAACGCTCGGCGTTGCGCTTCTATATCATTCCAACCGGTTACCGCATCATAGATACCTCCAGCCACCGTGCCGACTAGCGGAATTGCACGTAAAGCGCCTTTTGCGACCGCCTTAATCCCTAGTTTCCCTACCCCCTTAATACCTAAAGCGCCGAGTGCCATCGAGCCAACTTTCTTTAGTGCCCCACGGCCAAAAATAAGGGAGGCAATACCACCGGCCCCCTTCCCTAACAGGCTAAATAATTTGGACAGCAAGCCGCCCTTCTTTTTCCCGGTGTTTTTGGCTATCTGATCAAGGGCGCTGAGAATCTTGTCATTGCCCTCTTTAATTTCGCTGGTCTGATCCTGAAGTTCCTGAACCGTCCGTTTTTGGGTGTTAACCTGAACGACATCGGCACTACTTTGCGATTTACGCCTAAAAAAACCTTTTTTACGGCTGTTATCGTCATTGCCACGAATCACATCGGCAATAGACTTTCTGGCACCATTAAGCGATCCGCCAACTTCTTTTGATATCCCGCCAAGCTCTTTTCCCGCTGCCCACAATGGGCCAGCAACGGCATAACCTAAAGCATCGACGGCACGAGTCTCTGAAGGGTTACCTATACCTTCAGCTACTTTTGACAGTTTTTTTAATAAACCTGATTCAGCATTTAGACGCTCATCATCCTCTTTGCGCCTGGTCTTTTCAGCGCGTTCAGCACGGGCATCTTCCGCTGCGGCCTTACTCCCTGACTTTCCAATAAAACGACCACGCGCATCGCGTTGGTTTTGGCTTTTTTGCGTACCGCCTTTTTGACCGAACATTTCGCGGGCGTGTTCGGCTGCTTCGGTCCGTTGCGCCTTTACATCTTCTGTTATAGCCTTCCTGCGTCGTTTTTTACCCTTTCGCGTAGTTGATTTGGCCTGCGGTTCCTGTAGAGCAACATCCTCCTGAACTACACGAGGAACGTCCCCTAAATTAAGCCGTTTCATTGCCTCAACAATAGGGTCCACTGATGGCGCTTTGGCCACAAAGTCAGGCCGGGAATTTTCGATTGTGCGATTTAATGCCGACACACTGCGAGAGACAGGATCAACTGTAGCAACTCGCCCCCCTTTCAAATCTTCAACGGCTTCCCGAATACCTGCAAGCTCTTCCAGCTCTTTTGCGCTGGCGGTTTCAACTGTCCTTATCACATCGTCAATGTTGGCGTTTTTTCTTTCCATGATCTTATCGCCTACCGCTTCGGTTTAAGTTTTTCTTCCAGTTTCTCCAACAGGAAAAACGCATAGGATTCAGTGAGCCTTTCAGCGTCCTGAATCGGTATACCCCCATACAAAACCAGGTTGGACACTAAGGTCTGATAGCTTTTCAATCCCCACCTGTGGAATGAAGTCGGTAGCCCGAAAGGGCACCCACAGACGGGTATACGCACCCTCTGTGGACTCCTTTGTATCCTGGTTTGGGCATTTGTGCGACGGGAGACGAAGACGCATTTCGCCTTTATCGATGTAGCACGGTAAACCATGTTCGAGCTTTTCATGAGCCAGCCGGATGTGTGCCGCCAGCTTCATAAATTCAGTATCAATGGCCATCCGTTTGATCGTTTCATAACGACGCTCAGCCTGCTCTTCACGAGTACCGCTAACATCGTTATAAAGTTCACACTGATAAGCGAATTCCCAAAAACGCAAATCAACGATCGCTTCTTTGAATTCCGCGTCGTCTTCAGGTGGTAATGCTGCACGGCGCATCTCCAGCATTTCCATTGCCCAACCATCAAGCGGCACGATACGCCATTGATAAGGCACTCCCTCTACAGACACCTCAATATCGTCAATGAACGGTTCCACTTCCAGGACCTGGATATCTTCAGCCAGAGCATTCATATCGCAATCGTAATAATGCTCTTTACCGCAATGTTTACAGGTGTAGGTGAATGTCTCGACCGGTGTTTCACGGGAGCCGGTAAATATCCACCATAACGCGGTAATCCGGTCCTGCGCCGTCCATGTCAGGGGATCATGTTTCGCGGGTTCAGCCAGCAAGGCTTTTAAATACGCCGTTGTCTGTTGTTCTTGTTCCTCCGGTGTTATCGAGTTGAAACGCATCGCATCAGCAATATTTGGCTGACGGAACTGGATCAATTCAGTTGGCCGCGATGGTAGCGGGAAAAGAGGTAAAAGCATCCTTGCTCCTTAATTCAAAGAGAAAAGCTAAAGCCCAGAAGGGAAGCCAAAGAACTTGAGGATTGGTTAAACGTGCTGTGCAATGCGAAGGTCATTGGGAATGACTTAAATTCAGTAACCTGATCTCGCGCATAGGTGACATCGCCGGTAGTGACCGGGAATACCGTCATCTCATTTTCCAGTTTGGTTAAACCGGAGGACAGCAACCGATAAATACGCACATTGAGCAAATATTTAGACGGTATATTCCCGGTACCGTCCGGATTGATCACCCGACTTTTTGCCGTCTTAAACCAGTCCAAAACGAGGCCATCAACGGTATCCCTGACCATCATCGTTATCTGCCCAGGCGAACGCTCCGTTGGCTGAAGGATATTCCCTCCGCCGATTTTAATCGTTTCATATTCGATGCTGTAATCGTGGTAGGTAATATCTTTGGCAAAGAAATCTGCCCCCTCCAGTCCATCAACTTCGACAGAGAACTGCCATCCTTGCGCGAACAGCATTTTGTTCATGATGATTGACGTCAGCTTACCAACTTCCCGCTCACCAACGCCGGAGCCAAATAATGTCGTCGTTAATGCCGAAGATACATAAGACTTTACTGAAGCAACATTAAGCCCCATATCAGCCCCCTCACTTCAACATGGATGAGAAAAGAACAATTCCCGGGATAATTGCCCTTGTTGCGCTCATTTTCTCTTCCAGATCCAGCTTCCGCTGATACAGCGTGTTCTCGTCGGATAAATTGCTGGCATCGAGTTTCCCCGCGATAGATATTCTTCGCAGGCGATCAGTGTTAGGTATCGCGATTAACACTTCCAGATAGTCAGAAAGTAACCCAATGATTTCAGGTGGCACTTCCCCATTATCCAGATCCATATCACGTAAATTAGCCAGATATGACACATTCAGCGGGTATACCGCTCGATGAGTATCTTCAAGCTCGATATTCCCATCGTAAACATCGGAGTAGACAAGATCGCCGGTGTGATCTGTAACCGATACGAGCGCAAGAAAATCAGCTGGGCAAGCAAGTGATTTACTGGCCTGATCGGTGATGCGTATCCGCTTGATGTGCCCCGCCCTATCCTGGTAGGTTCCCAATGCTTTTCTTAGCAGGGATTCCAGTAAGGCAGGTTCATCCGCAATCAAAGGTGTGAAGCGGGTTTTGACGTCTTCGAGTAATTGTCGTGGTGTCATTGAAACCTCGTAGAATCTAGTGTGTTAACCGATTCTACGAGTAGTCATTTGTCCATTGAGTGGGAATATTGCCGTCCGGGAGTAATATGGTATCATTAAGTTAGAGTAGGTAGTGTAGATGGAATGAGGAGTATCATATGGTTATCACACAATCAGGTTGCTTTGAGTCAGGTTGTTTTGAGTAAAACAATAAAACGCCCTTTAATGGGCGTATTTTTTTTAGGATTTAAAATGCATTCTTTACAGAAATACATAAAACATAAATATACTCACTTAACTTTTTTTCTCTCATTACTTTTTTTCATGATATTTGAATCTCGAGAAGATATTATCAAGAAAATATTATCTTTTTCTCTCGATGAAGTTTTACCATTCTTAATGTTTGCGTTCTTCTCCGCCTTTATCAGCATAACAATAAAGGAAAAGATAGCAAAAAAATACCCAGAAACAAACGATGGGATTACCATTATCGCTTTAATCTTTGGTGTAACACTATATAGTGTATTTATATTATATTATTTATATGGTGATGTATACCAATCCACAATTGCTTTACTTATAAGTTCTGTGCTACTTGGCTCTGGGTGGTGGGTTCAGGCTACTGTGAGTAAAGTAGCCGCAAGAAAATCACACACCTTAAATACACTAATGAATCAAAGAAACAGTGAATTATTTCACAAAAAAGTCTCATCGGTAGCGAATACGTTCGGGCTTAGAAAAACCATAAATGAAATTATTGCCAAACAAAGACTTATCCCAAATGATAAAGATTTAAAAAATAAAAAGGTCCATGATAAATACATATCAGCAGGTAATGATATGTTCTTCGTTCTTAATTATTATGAGTTTATCTGTTCAGGAATAATAAATGGAGACTTTGATGAAGATTCAATGAGAGAATGTCTTGGACAAATTGTTCCGGGTCTCGAGGTTAGAGCATTTCATTTTATAAGAATTGCAAGAGAAATTTCAGGGAGTAGCTGCTTCTGTAATTTTGTTGCTGTTTCAGATAAATGGTCTACTAATGGAGGATCTCTTATTCTCAGACACGAGAAAGGAGAACCTGTGATCAATAACCTGACCCATTGCTTTGAAGAAACAGCCTGTTATAACACAACATCTTAATATTTTGTAACCCATAATCGCTTTATGGGTTACGTTAAATTTGCAATAAAATTAATCGCCGCGCTTTAAGCATCCATCGTTTTTAGCTTGTTGATATAACTTACTTAGCCCAGAAAGAGGAAATGTAGCAATTTTTTCATTATCAACATAAGCATCTATCGCATTAGCATTTGAATCTGCTGCATCTTGCCAAAAGGCATACCACCAAGAATCTCCAACCATTGACCCAAGATTGCTAAAAGGGTATTGCTCACCATCTAGTGTTAATACTATTTTACTCTTGTCAGCATTATACTCTTTTTTATTATTCGACGACCTTAGCAACAGGCCTAAACTACCTGCACTATCTGGTGATCCATACATGAAACCCATATCACATAAAAAACTTATCTTATCACCATTTTGATTATGGATTGTATATTCTCTCCCCCCTCTATCTTCAATTACATTCCATTGTAGAGGATCAATTTTTGCAAATACTCCTGCTGAAATTAACGATACAAATAATAAAAACCATCTCATATTCATTTTTCTCGCTTCTTATCTGTAATTATTCTGCAATATCATTTGCCCATTGCACGGCAGCAAAATGAGTGCCAAGGCCACTCAGGAAAGCAATTATTCCCAAAACAATACTAGCTGCTGTTGATTCAAACAAAGCACCAATGCTATAGCCAATAGCTCCCCATACTAAGCTAAAGACAATCATCAATGGTATTGCCAGAAATTTTATTCTTAAACTAAAAATCAGTCCAAGAAATGAACCACCAAAGGCCCACCATGATTTAGACATTAAACCTATCAGTATTGACAGAATTCCTATTTCAATAAAGAGAATATTAGATTGCTCTTCATTGAATTTCGCATTTGTTACACCTTTACGAACATGTTCAGATGACATGATTAACTATCTCCAGCCACAGATAAAACGCCTTAAAATAACATGTTGTAGCACAAAGTTTCACCATGCAATGGTCAAAGTCTTTGATCCATATCAATTAGAGTTATACATTTTAGTTGCATAGCTAATAATTTATACGGCCGCAAATTGCTCTAATTATTTTGTTTTTTTTAGTTTCATATGCTACATTAACTCGCTTGCGTGCTAATGCATTTTCGGTTTATCCTAAACAAGCATCTTAGTAAAACGGATGCCGGGATTGGAACCCCGGATAATGCAAAAGGCGACACAGACGCCAAAAGCGTCTTTTTTATGTCATGCCATCGCACAACCATACGTAGCACATAGCTACGAGATCAATGGTAGTGCTGGCTGGGCTGCCAAAAGGCAGGCCGGTTCCCTTTTGCGCCGGTAGTTCCAACCCAGTCAGTGCTACCGCCATTGAGATTGGAACCTCACGCGGTAGCTCCTTAAATTAGCAAAAGGAGGCTGCCAATATGGCTACTATCCCTACCCCAACTCATTCTGAATTCATCTGGCGCTTTTACTCCTGCCAGAAACGTCACTATCACTTCGTTATTGCACCGACAGAAGATGAGGCCCGCTCTCAGCTTCCTGACGCCCCATGTATTTTCTCTGCCCGTTTTTCCACTGATTCACGCAATTCTCTCAGTTACTGGTGCCTCCCTGTTAACGCTTCTGCTCAGGAGGGACTATGAGAACGTCATTAGTCACCCGTGAAGAAATGATTGAGGCAATTGAACAGCACACAGCCTGTATGCCGACACGGGAGATCCCCGGCGCAATTGCCAACTATTTCATGATAACCAGGCGTTTTTATACCCGAACAGATAAGGCAGTGATCAACAGGCTACTGATAGCCGAGATCAGGGATTATTTGATTGAACAAGGACGTCTACGTTACGCAACGGTGGCAGCAGAAATGAGAAAGGAGGCACATAGAGTGACCGGTAAAAATTTGAATGTTGAGAAACCAGCACCTGTTACGTCAGCTACGCCAACACCAGCCGTGAATGTCATCCCCAACACCGGAGACACAATCGACAGCCAAACATTGTTGAAGATGGTCAATGAGGCACGCAAGTTATGTGGAGAACCAGAGGTTAGAAACAATAAATTCATCGAAAAAATACTCGATGAACTTGAAGGTGAATTTTACACAAAAAGTGCAAAATCCCATGGCACAAGGGCTGGGCGCTCTTTTGAGGTCATCACCATGACCTACAAACAAGCCTTGCGAGTCGCCGCGCGCGAGTCAAAAGCGGTCCGCCGTTCGCTGATCGACAAACTGGAAGAATTGCAGCAGGCAAACTCCCCTGCCCCATCGATCCCCCAAACATTACCAGAAGCTCTACGCCTGGCTGCCGAGTTGGCAGAACAGAAAATGCAGTTGGAACAACAGCTGGTGGCCGCAGCCCCTAAAGTCGATTTTGCCGACCGGGTATCAGCGGCTAATGGAATCCTGATCGGGAACTTTGCAAAGGTTGTTGGGCTTAAGCAAAACGCGTTGTTTGCCTGGTTACGGGAGAACGGCATCCTGATAGCGTCCGGTGGACGTAAAAATGTGCCGTTCCAGCAATACATCAACGCCGGGTATTTCACGGTGAAAGAAGTGGTGCTGGATGATGAAAATGGCTACCAGATACGGCTGACGCCCCAATTAACGGGTAAAGGCCAGCAGTGGTTAACTCGCAAGCTACTTGATGCTGGTTTGTTAAAACCAGTAGCAATAGGTTAACAAAAGAAAAAAACCTGCCAGCAAACTGGCAGGTTTCTGAGCAGATCGTCCAACCCGATCTGGATCGAGTCAGAAAAATTTGCTCTAATAAATTTCGTTTTCTAAGTGCAAAGAATCACCATTTCGAGCTGGTGATTGAAGGTTGATGCAAATTTGGAGAAAAAATGCAACAAACATTCAATGCGGATATGAATATATCAAACCTTCATCAAAATGTCGATCCTTCAACCACTCTGCCCGTTATTTGTGGTGTTGAAATTACGACCGACCGCGCTGGCCGTTACAACCTTAATGCTCTACACAGAGCGAGCGGACTCGGTGCCCATAAAGCGCCAGCTCAATGGCTAAGAACGCTGTCAGCTAAACAGCTCATCGAAGAGCTTGAAAAAGAAACTATGCAGAATTGCATAGTTTCGTTCGAAGGCCGTGGCGGCGGCACTTTTGCCCATGAATTGCTCGCAGTGGAGTACGCTGGTTGGATTTCTCCTGCGTTTCGGCTGAAGGTAAACCAGACATTTATCGACTATCGAGCTGGAAGATTACAACCTGCTATTCCGCAGAGTCTCCCAGAAGCTCTCCGTTTGGCTGCCGACCTGGCAGAGCAAAAGCAACGGCTGGAGCAAAAAATGCTGATGGATGCACCTAAAGTCGAATTCGCCGAACGCGTTGCTACCGCCAGCGGGGTTCTAATCGGCAACTATGCCAAAGTGCTCGGCCTGGGCCAAAACTATCTCTTCACCTGGTTGCGTGATAACGGAATTCTGATCGCAACCGGTGAACGCAGGAACGTCCCCAAACAAGAATACATATCCCGTGGGTATTTCACCCTTAAAGAAACCGTGATCGATACAAGCAATGGAAGCAGGATTTCTTTCACGACTCGTATAACCGGCAAAGGTCAGCAGTGGCTGATGAAGCGATTGCTTGATGCTGGTGTGCTGGTACCTGTCGCGGCTACGCGCTAACAGACGTAGTAAGAACCACCAGCATTGTAATGCTGGCTAAAGTCACTTTCCTGAGCTGTATAACGATGAGCGATTTTACTTTTTCTGGCTATGAATTGGCCTGCTTTGTAACACACTCCGGTCTATCCCGTAGCGCCGGGCATATCCTGTCGCAATGTGCAAATCTCGCGGCAACAACCAGTGAATACTTCATTCACAAGCCTCACCGCCTGATCGCGGCAGAAACTGGTTATAGCCAATCAACCGTCGTTCGTGCATTCCGTGAAGCTGTAAACAAAGGAATTCTGTCTGTAGAGATTGTTATCGGCGATCACCGTGAACGTCGCGCTAACCTGTACCGGTTTACACCATCCTTTTTGGCCTTCGCACAACAAGCCAAAAATGCGCTGATTGAAAGCAAATTAAAGATCTCTTCAGCCGCAACCAAGGTTAAAACTGTTCTCGCTAAGACATTGGCTTTATTTAATTTTTTATCCACACCCCCATGTCAAAATGATACCCCCTCCCCCTGTCAGGATGACGTGGCAATAAAGAATAAGAAGTCACAAGTTAAAAAAACAAAAAGATCAGTTTCCGACGGTGCCGGAACGACCAGCCTCAAAAAACTGACTTCATGGATCGCTGAAGCAAAAGCAAAGGCTGACAATCTGCGGTTATCCAAAAAACGCGCTCAAAAACATGAGTTCAAGCAGAAAGTAGAGGCGGCAGCGCGGAAATATGCTTACCTGAAGAACAAGCGTTCTCCTGATATTGGCTGGATATCAAACTTCGATAATCTACCGCATTGCATGACGGTAAACGAAGCTCTTAATGCGGTATTAGCCAAAAATAAAGATAACGAACAATGGGGTATACCGGTAGGATTCAGAGGGTGATAGATTGCTCTAATTATAACCATGCATACTTTCAACACCTCTAGTTTGCCATGAGGAAAACTCATAGGCGTCCTGGTAAGATGACGTAGTTAGCAAATCAGAACGTCCAATTATTGCAATTAATAAACAACTAACGGACAATTCTACCTAACAATAAGTGGAGTTAACATGTTGAACCGAAGAACATTTAATGTATTCTGCGATGAATCCTGTCACCTACTAAATGATCATAATAAAGTCATGGTATTGGGTGCGCTTTGGTGTCCTGGCACTATCACAAAAAAAATTGCTAGAGACATCAAGGGATTAAAATTAAAACACAATTTAAAACCTGATTTCGAAATCAAGTGGACTAAAGTATCTGCGTCCAAAGTTGAATTTTACTTAGAGGTCGTAGATTACTTCTTCAGCAACCCAGCATTGCGCTTTAGAGGTGTTGTTGTTCCTGATAAAGAGCAACTGGACCATGCTCGATTCCATCAAGATCATAATACTTTCTATTATAAGATGTTTTTTTATGTCTTAAAAAACATAATAGAAAGTAACAACACATACAATATCTACCTAGATATAAAAGATACTTTAGGTATTGAAAAAATTGAGAAATTAAGAGGAGTTCTTCACAATGATCGCTATGATTACAATCATGAGTCGATAAACAGAATTCAACATATACGATCTCATGAAGTGCAACAATTGCAGCTAACGGATCTTTTCATTGGTGCGTTAGGCTACGTTCATCGAGGAATGAATAGCAACGCGGGAAAAATCCAAGTCATAAACAGGATAAAATCACATACAAACAGGGAGTTACTAAAAAGCACTCTTCCAACAGAAAGTAAATTTAATATTTTCGTGTGGGAGGCTCGCTGATGCTTCAAATGCCAGATTTATTGTACTTCAATGGAAGTTGGCAAGAGTATATAGACGATGTATATGATGTTGTTAGAGAAGATATTTTAATCTCTAATATAACGTTTAAGGGTCTCCCTGTTCGATTACGTTATTCACCGGAATATGATGGGAAAGAGTTCGGATTTTGGCATTTAGTATCAGAGGGAAAAATAGAAGAAGAACGAATACCTGATCTTCAAGAAACAGCCCGTATACGGGCTGTTTTAACAGATATCTACAGTAAGCGGTCCTAAACTGTGGGTATCTTCAAAGATCAGACTATCAGGGAGCTAAAGCCAAAACAGTGGCTCAAGCGATACGGGCAACCGAGCTCTGGTTTGCTGCCGGTGGCAGGGCGATGAGCTTGTCACATTCCATAATCACGTACTCCGGGATGAGATCGAATCTGGACGGATCCAGTTGACAGATGAACTCATTTTCAATGTGGTACGTTTCGTTAACGAATTTTCGTATTACCGGATGGTCCTGATCCAGTTCCAGTAAACGGAATACCTGCAGTTTTTCATATCCGTTACGACAGCGACGGTACAGGTTTTTTATTTCATCTGGGCTGCTGACGAGAGCCTGAAGTCGCGGGTAATCAAAACTGTCCACATACTCCCGGATATCCCGCAAGGCCTGCTGAATTTTCTCAGGAGCCATTTTGGGGTAGCCCGTGCCCGCAGCGGCAGGCTCGCGATAATCCAGCGGGGCGACGCGTCGATGGAATAGATTGGATAGAAGCTGATAAGCATCACCACGTTCGTCAACGATTTCAAAGTAGCGACGAAGATAGATGAGCTTAATGATCTCCTCACAGTCTGCTGACGCGGTGATGGATTTGCAGATCTGCATGAATGTCATGATATCGCCGTCGTTAACAGGTAATTCTTCTATGACTCCAGCAGACAGGCGCAGGCAGGAGGCGGTCACCTGATTACTGAACAACCTTCTGACTGACTTCAGCGTGTCAATCACAGGCTCCACGTCATGCGTCAGCATAGTGCTGATGCTGACGGATGTTACAAAAAATGCAGCGTATGGCGTTGAGATAGAAAGTCTGGTGCTGGAGATAAATACACCTACATCATGATAAAAAAGGGCCAGCGACTGACCTGAAGAAGACACTGGCTAAAAGGCTTTGCATGTTTGTAGATACTTATTTTTCACAGACAGCAATGATGCCTGTCAATATATTATTAATATGCTGATTGTTTCAGTTACAGATGCTTTATTAAGGGAAAATGTCACGATCGGTGCAAAAGTGGTTTGAACCGCCCCGGTTTTCCTGAAGGCTGGGTCATATCCCTCCGGCAGAAGCAGAAAAAGCTTATTATGCTTCCATCAGAAACGATGATCTGGCAGCCTGAGTTCACAGATAAAACACTCTCCAGGAAAACCGGGGCGGTTCAGACATT